GCAGCGCTTTGTCTTCGATGACTTGCATAGGTTGTGAATAGAAAATGTTGATGGACGGAAAAAGTGGCCCGGTAGCAGAACTACCGGGCCGAACTCAAAGGAAAACCAAACGAAACGTCGGACCCTCATCCGACAACGAAATCGTAACTTACTTTTTGCGTTCGCGCTTGGAAATTTGCGATTTCATTGCACCATTTTTTGTGCGGGCGAAGCTGGTGTTCTCCGACTGCGGGGAAGCCCGCAGGTTGCTGAGTTTGGATGTGCCGCCTTTGGACATGGCCTTCTTGTGGTCCACATCCACAGTTGACGGCAGGTCGCCATTGGCCTTCTCATAGGCACGTCGCGCTTTGTGGCGCTCGGATTGCGCCTTGAGCTGGGCGGGCGTACCCTGATAATTTTTGTATTCCAAACTGTAATTTCTTGGTTTTTTATCAGCCATTTTGTTTCCTTGTTCCGAGTTCTTGAGGGGTCTTGCCCCACAGTTCTTTAGCCCACCCAGCCTTTATGCGGAGCCTTAGCGTGGAGTATCGCCCATAGGTCTGGCCGATTACGATTTGTACTCGCATACTTCCTCCGACAACGGGCAAAATTTACACAACGCGCTAGGGCGGGGATTCCACACCCCCACGTCCACGGCCTTCTCGATAGCCCCGGCTCTGCCTGCCCATTTGGACAGAATCTCGGGGAGCTGGGCACGAGTGTACTCAGACTTGATGATGTCGCCAACCACCACGAACAGTAAGACGCCTTTGACGGTCTCCACGTTCGGATGGTGCAGCATAACCATCGCAGCCATCAATTCAAGCTGCGCGGGGTCGGCATACCGGCTGGACTTGCCGGTCTTGTAGTCGGCTACACGGGCTGTCTTTCCTGACTTGCTGATGGCAAGGTAGTCCGGTATGCCCCGGAACCATACGTCTGGGTCAAAAAAGCCACACGGGCTAAAGTCAACTCGGATCGCCATACGCTCCTCGCACCGGACGTCGCCGTCATGGGCGGCAAGAGGCTCGACGAAGTTTTTAAACTGGGCGAATTGTTCGGGCAGCGGAGTGCCGTCCTTGATAAAGTCCTCAAAGGCTTTGTGTACTGCTGTTCCATAAAGAGTTGCTGTAGTGTCTTGCGACTTAAATTTTTTGAGAATACGAACTTCGTGGTAACGACGAGGGCAGCCCTCGTAGTCTTTGACGGACGAATAGGAATGAGCGAGTGCCATAGAAGTGAACCGGAGGTTTGTTTGGACCCCCAGTTTAACCGCCATTGGCTACCTGTTCAAGAAACCCCCGCAGGGGCTGCAAATGTTCTAACCCGTAGAAGTTTGAACCCATTAATGTCATACGGGTTGCGATGTGTCGGTCGTAGTTCTCCTCCGGGTATCGCGCTTCCGGCGGTTTTGGGTCGTCCACAATAATAATTTCAATCGGGTCATCATCTTCAGCAGTCGCCATAGCTCGCTCCCATGCCGGATTCGCAGGACAGGGGCAAGCCCACTGCCCACTTGGGGTTCCAACTCATGCACTCCTCCAGATAGGCTTGGGCTTCAGCAGATTCTTCCTTCTTGGCAATGATCGCCACGGCATCATGCACCGTCAGCACCACCTTGTACCGCTTGGCCACACGCAGCATCTGCTCGGCCACCACCTGTCGGGCCACCGCTTGGCAAAGGTTCTCTACCACCTTGCCGCCGTAGATGCGCACAGGCAGCCCCTTGGATGTGTACACCATCTCCCACTTTTTGGTGTCGGCGTTCATCACCGACCGCAAGCCCGGATACTGAATGTGCAGCCCGCTTGGCAGCGTCAGCCCCATGTTGGGCACGACCTTTATAAGTCCGATGGCGTCTAGGGTTGCCGTGTATCCCATCATCAAGGAGTTCAGCGCCTCGCCCGCCTTCTGCCAGAAGTCCGCAATTTTGTAGGAGGTGCTGCGGTAGGTGTCGATAATGCGCTTGGCTTCCGCAAGCGTAACTTCAACGCCCGCTTGGGTTTTAAGGAAGCCTTGTAGCTTAACGTGACCGACCCCGTAACCAGCGCCAAGAACAACCGTTTTGCCAACTTGTCGCTGTGTTTTGTCGACGCTGCCAAGCGCGATACCGTAAATTTTCGTCGCCATGAGTTTGTAAACATCTTGCTTGTCCCTAAACGCCTGCACCAAGTCATCCTGCCCCGCCAGCCACGCCAACACCCGCGCTTCGATCTGTGCGGAGTCGCAGTCAATCACCACGTAACCTTCAGGGGCCACGATGGCTTTTTTGATCTTGCCTGCGTTCGCGCCGCGTGACGGCAGGTTCTGCAAGTTTACGGAGTCTTGACCAGACCAACGACCAGAATGAGCGCCGTAGTAACGCAGAGGAACCGGAAACTTGCCACGACCAGCCATTCCAATAAAACGCTCAGTGCGAGTCTCCTCCAGCGTTGTCTTATTTCCCAGCCTTGCGGCGACAAGGGCTTGTACTCGTGGGTCATGATGCTCCTCCAGCGCTTTAAACGCTTCGTCTGTTTTAGCGAACGCCCACGCCCGTTTGCCGGTGGTCGGGCTAATCTTGATTGGTGGGTCGATGCCCAATGACTCCAGCACCTTGGCAAACTTGTCGTTGGACATAAGCAGCTTTTTGAGCCCGTCATTATCCAACTCCCACATGCTCTGGCGAACTTCCAGATCAGAGTCGGTGGACAGCATGGCCCGCACGGAATACATCAGCGCCTGCTTGAGGTCTCTAACTTCTTCCAAATGGTCGCGCAGCTTTTCGGGGTCCAGCTCCAGCACCGGCTCAATGAACATGCGCAGTGTCAGGTCGATCAGCTTCAGCTCTTGCTTTGGGAAACCTGCGTTCATGTACATCATGAAGATGCTGTACGTCAGCTCCACGTCGTTGATGCAGTAAGAGGCATACCTTGCCAGCTCCGCATCGTAAAAATCTGCATAGCGCTTGCCAATGGCGTTCAGCACCTCGTCCCCCTTGACACCCACCCCCATGCGTTCTGCTTGGGCTTTGAGGCCGTGAGCGCGGTCGTGTGGGTACAGTGCGCGGGACATGCCAAGTGTGTCTGCCCACACCATTGGCTTTACGCCGTAGCGCCAGTCAAGAATCGCACCGTCAAAGGCCGTGTTCTGGCACACCACCATTGCGTCCGACCAGTCGAAAGACTTGAGGAACGCCTCGCACTCAGGCTTTGGCACCCACTGGGTAGGGCCGTCGTTGGTCTTGATGGCAAACCCAATCAGCTCAAACTGCGGCGACCGCACGTAGTCCTCGGTCGTGATCTTGCTTAGGCTGTACTCGCGGTCGTAGTACGTCTCCGCATCGAACGTGACGATTTTCATTTAGGTTCCGGTTTCTGTGGAGTCCACTTTAGATTGGTCTTTTTGGCATAGCGTTCACGGCGCTTTAGGAGCGCGTTTAACCGGCGTTCCTCCTGCGGTGTCGTCTTCGGTGAGTGTTCTTGCAAAAAGCTGGTAATTGGATCGGGGGTGTTCGGCTTCAAGGATGAACTCCAGTTGGTTGAGGTTCGCTTCGTTGATGACCAGCGCAAGCCCGCCAGCCTCGTCAATTCTTTTAAGGTTAAAAGTTTGCAAGTCGGTCGGCTTGTTCTTGCCAGCCTTGGCTTCGATGCCGATAAACCGTCCGTTGAGGCACGCCAGAATGTCCGGCGTGCCGTTGTTGGCAGAGATGCCGCCAATGTAGTTGACTGCGTAAGCCTTGTGCTTCTTCAAGATCGCATGAATCTTGGCCTTGACTTTGGACTCAGGCGTTGCCATCAAACTTCTCCAAGTGGTGTACGCAACCGAAGTCCGGCCCCGTGTAGAACGCACCGCCTTCTTGGTACGAGTAGCAAAGCGAGTCCCGCTCGTGGTCGTAGAAATCTTCCTGCAACTTGCGGCACCCGCACTCACGAATTACGAATCTCTCTGGCTGCCCGAACGGAGCTTCCTCCGTCCAGTGGGCGCAGGTTTTACACGTTGCCATGACGGGTCTCCAGCTCGATCAGCAGCTCAATGTAGTGCTTGGCTTTTTCCAAGTCCTTGATGCCGTTCTTGCTGCGCCAGCGGGTCACGTACTTGATGACGTTGCCCTCGAAGTAACCGATCTTGTTGGCATGGATGTATTCAACAGGCTGGATGGCCAGCTTTTTGTAGTGGTCGCCAGCAACTTGCACGTCGAGGGCGGTGGTTTTTAAATCAGGGAACATTTCGATTTGCGTCATGGGATTCTTTCAAAAATGGAATGGTGCCATAAACAACGCGGAAGGGCCACGTTGGGTCATATTTTGGCGTTGAGGTTGACAAACTTTTTGTCACGCCCGTAGGGCTTTCTTGTGCTGGGGGTTTGGCTGTGGGTGTAGATGCTTCCATTGGAGTTTAAGTCCTTTGATCGAGCGTTGGCAGCTTGGGGTTTAGGGGTTGTGGTGGCGGCGCTGTTGCGCCAGTTGAACGCATTGTTCATCGACTTTGGGGTGCCGTCGGGCCATTTGTGCATAGGGGTTCCTCGTAAAACAAAACAGTTGCGGGTCGCATCGTACCGGATAAGGTCAAGTACTTGCATGGGTTTTCTCCACGATTGAGCGCATCTTTTTCAAGCGCAAGGTTTCCATCACGTCGTTCATGGCGGTCTCCAGTTCTTTGACAGTTACCGCCTCCAGTTGGGCGGTGTGAATCTCCATGCCAAGGTTCAGTGCTTTGAGTTCTTCACCTTTCACAATGAACCGCATGTCGTTGGCTACGCCGCGCCGTGCCAGCGTAAGCAGGGAGTCCTGCGCCGTACGAATTTCTGCGGCCCAGTCGTTGCCTATTCCCCGGTTGGATAGGGCTTCAGCAACGTTCATAGCGTCAATCAGCGCATCAATTTCGCGGCGTGTGGCTTGCCCTCTGCGCAACGAATCCATTGCATCGTAGTTGCGGATTTTCAACGTAGTGCCCGCACTGATTGCATCGACTTTCTTCATGCCCGCTTGCACCCATGTCATGGTGTCCGGGATGGTTTGTTTGGGTCGGTACTTACTGCGCTTACGCACCGTTCTTCTCCTTGAGTTTGGCTTCGATAGCTTCGGCAAATTCATCAAGCTCTTGCCCCATTGCAAATTCGTCGTAAAGCTGTTTCCAGTCTGCCTCACTCAGCCCAACCCAAGGGCGCTGTGCAAACATTGCATCAACCTTCGGTGCTTGGTCGCGCTCACAGTACAAAGAAAGCGTGTGGTCGTTGTCGATGGCGACACTTGCCACCACCATGTCATCACCCCATTGCGTTTTGACGGGGGCTTGTTGCCATTTGAGTTTCATGTGTTCTCCTTGATTGCATAGTCGTGAAATATCGCCCCCTTGCTTGCGTCACCAACCTTGCAGGACTTGACCCAGACATTCTTTCCCGTCTTGAGCCTTCTCAGGTGGCCTCTGCGCTCATGCAGTCGGGGTGGTGCGTGTGTGCCCCCTTTGGACTCTTGGCGGGGCTTAGATGGCTCAATCCACACCGTTGTCCAGTCGTAGGTTGGCAGCTTGCCTTGCTGTATCTTCCGGCGGTTGGTAAATGTGTCACGCACTGTGGGAATGTGCGCCTCAATACGCCTGTCCATCGCACCGTACCAAGCGCCAATTTGAGCCAACATGAGTTCTGCAAGCTCCTTGTCCACTGGCTCGTCATCGCTGACAGACCCGTATCGAATGTTGTCATCCTCAATGAAGTAAAACATGGCAGGGATCGGCATCAGTTGAGTCCCGGTTGGCCCCTTCCACATTGACACCGTGATGCCTTCATCTGGATCATCTCCAGCCACCATCATCAAGACGGTGTAGCTCGGGTGATGGCTTGTCTTTCCTTGCCAAACAACAAAGCATTTGTCAAAAGGTGGTCGGTGCGTCATCACCGGGTCAAGGTCTGCCCGTTGCTTGTCCGTGAACGCACCAGACAGGTCAAACCATTTGATGTCCACAATGTCCACGCCAGCATCAGCCATCAGCTTCATAGAGTCACGAACAAGTTGAGTGGTCATGTGTTCTTCTCCTTGAGTTTGGCTTCAATGCCTCTGAAAAATTCACGCCAAAAACTATCGGTCGGGTCTGATGCTTCCATTTTTTCAGCGCAATCTGCAATCTCCTCATCCGTCAGCCCAACCCATGTGCGCTGTGGTGGGGTGGTGTAGAGAGGCTCCCATGCTTTAGCAAACGGGCGCGTTCCATCACTGCTTGGCAAGCAAAACTGTTCTGCTTTTGGAATCCACCACGCCACAGGCTCTTGCTCTGGTTGTGCCAAGGCTTCTTTGATGGCGGTGATGGCGGCTCTATGTTGCTGATAGGCTTTTTCGCCTTTTTTGATTTGGCTTTCGCTAGATTCAGGAAACCCAATATGAAGCGCAAATTGCAACGCCTCAAGCGCCAGTTCTAATGCTTGTCTCACTTGACCTTGCTCCTGATTACGTCCTCCAAGGACTTGAATAGCGTAAATACGGCACTCAGGAAAGCAGGTGCAATCATGCCTGCTACGAATATAAATACTTCACTCATACTTTGACCTTTAAAACTCGTTGTTGTTTGCCTGACATTCCTGCCCGTGTCAGACCCGTATCCTCAATATATCCCTTTTCTAGCAATCCTTTAAATCTTGCTGTGACGCTAGAGTAGGGCTTGCCTGGCAGTCTTGCCAAGACTTCATCTTGAATACAGCCATCAGGGAATGTGGCAATAGTCTCGTAGACCAATTGCTCTAGGCTTGTGGTGTTGACCAACAATGCCGCTTGTTTGCTTGTTGGTGGCGAGTCTTTCCTTGCCAACTTAAATGCTGGTGAACCAAAGAACTTTTCTACTTCACCACCGAACCATGTTTTGTCTAATAAACTCATATGAACTCCTGTTAATTAAATTAGTGGGTACTTACTTACGCTTTCCCCGTATTGATTAGAAGGGGATGGAATCGTCATCCAAGTTTTTAGGTAGTGGTTTGCTTGCTGGTGGCTGACCATCTTTCGGTGATACTGCCAAACCCATAAACTTTCCTGATTTACCTTCTTTTATCCAAGCAGATAGCCAGTATTCGTTTCCGTCTACCATGATGCTACCTTTGTAGTCAGGATGTTTTTCCTGTTCCTTCTTGTCGTTTTTAAACAACACGCCTGAGTTGTCTCGTTTCTGTTCCATATTAACCTCTTGATTTAACTTTATTTAACTTGTCATCGAGTTCAGCCAAGAACTTGATAACCTCTTTTTCCAGCGTTGCAATGTACGCATCATCACGCTCAAAACGCTTGATAACGAATTGCAATTCTGCGGGAAACCTTGGGTCAAATGAACACAAATCTGTCCATTTAGCCCCTGTACAGGCCATCTGCCAATTTACTTGAACCTTATACTGATCGTCAATGCCACCCAAAATGCTTTCCAAGTGCGTATGCGACATTGGACATTTCAGTTCAACCAAACCTTCGCCAACAATCCCGTCTGGAGATGCGCCAGCCTGCTCAATGGTTGGATGGTTAACGAACGCTACTTCATCAACCAACACACCCATTTTTTGCTCGTAAGCGGCTCGTGCATATTTTTCATTCTCTACTCCCCAGGTCATTGCATCGTTGGTATATGACTCTGCTACTGAGTTTGTCAGGCGTTCCAGTAGCAACTGCGTCATGTATTTATCTCTGCTTGTTGAATAGCCTGTCTTTGTGGTGGCAACAATGTCTTTGACTCGACTAGCAGCAATCAGAAGGCTATGTTTATTGGTCAATGTAGCCATGAATGTGGAAACTTCCGTATCCTTGAGGAAAACCTGAACTACAAGGCGGCAACGCTTATGAAGTTATGGCCTAAACGCTTTCCAACTCAGGAGATTGCCAATGGTTACGAAAAAAATGCGAAGCGCATTGCCAATAACGTCTACTCAAACCGCATGGGTAACAGGGATGAGTCAAGTGGTGATGGTTACAGGTTTCGTGGTCGTGGGTGTATTCAACTTACTGGTTATTGTAATTATTTCCATGCTGGTAAAGCATTGGGGGTTGATTTTGTTAATAGCCTGATCTTGTTGCTACCCCTAAGTTTGCCGCTCTTACCGCAGGATGGTTTTGGACTACCCACAACTGCAATGCTCCAGCGGATGCCCTTGACTACACTAAAGTAACCAAGATAATCAATGGTGGCACTATCGGACTAGATGACCGCATAAAGCACGTTCAACAGGCTCTAGCGGTCTTAGGTTAGTCTTTATCCCAACTTATGTATAGGACTGCACCTAGCACGATAATGCCTATGCAGACACCTATGCCAAGCAGAACAATGATGGTAAGTAGGCTTTCCATTAAGAGTTTTTCTCCTTTAATGCTTGTTCTATATACTCACGCAGTTCATCAATTTCCTCATGTAACCGCTGTTGAATCATTGAGTTAGTAATCATCCCACTCTGATGGTCTGGATGTTCTTCACAGCGTTCGCTAAACATTTTTATGTCTTCGTATTTCATGTGTTCTTCTACTAGGTTTAACTGCTCTGGTGTCATTTCACCTTGCTCCTAATTACATCCTCTAAACACTTCATCAGAGTAAATACCGCACTCAGAAATGAAGGGGCTAACATTCCAAGAATAAAAATCGTGACATCATACATATCGTGTCTCCAAATACATCTCGTGGAAAGCCCACACAACCAACCAATCCCACATTAGATTGGGGCAGTTACCATCATGGTAATACTTTGCCATTTCTAGGCAAAATTCTTTAGTTGGTGCTGGTTTCATATTTGGCCTCTAGTTCAGTTACTCTGTCAGACAGTACACGAACCAACTCGCTCAATACTGTAACTTCAGCGATTAGTTTGGACTCCTTGCTAGGATTGCGAATTATCTCTTTCCTAATAGAACTATGTTCCATTGCGCTAAAGAATTCCTTTTCCTCTGGAGTTTCTATTTGTATTGGCACCGATAATCCAATTGGTTTACGCATATCAACTCCAAATATATTTGTTAAACATATAGAAAAAGAAACCAATAACGGCAATCAGCGCACAAAGAATTGCAAAGTCGCTGATCTGCGGCTCACGATAAGGGCCAGCGAAGATGTCTTCATTCACATAGTCTTTAGGCCATGCCTCTTTGATGGTGCGTGGAAACATTCTGCTGGTAGTATGGTTGTCATCAATCATTTGATTAAACTCCTATAAGCGTTGATTGCATCTTTCAGATCATTTTGTAACTGCTCAATATAGTCCTGCTGTTCTTGCATCTTAATATACGACTCTTTGGCAAAGTTTGCTAGATTCTCATGGCTCCATGATTCAAAGGTTGGCATAGTTATCTCCAAAATCTTTTAAGGTTGTCGGTTGCGAAATGCTTTTGGTATTCGGTTTCCTTGGGCGTGGTTAACCTATTTTTGCTTGGTAAACCTCCCGTGAATACTTCTTCTTTTGTTTTAAATATGCAAAAACAAAGTTTGCAATATCTCCTGCGGTAAGTGAACTCTTCATTCTGGATTGTTTCGGTGATGGCTATTTTGTCACCCTCGCACTTGGGGCATTTCAAAATGGCACCTCGTCCCACACCCAAAACTCACAGTCAACAATGCCCGTGATCCAGTCATCTGGTGGGGGCGCATTGAACTCTTGGCATTTGCTAAAACTGAGTTTGGTACAACTCTGGCAGTTGACAGGAATAATATTCATCTGCGCCAATTGCTTTTTCAAATGCAATTTGATGGCGTTTAGTTCAATTAAATTCATAATCTCTCACTTCCGTATATTTTCCATTTTGGCGAGTTGCAATGCGGGATGGTTTTTTAATGCAGTTTGGATCGAAAAGCAAAGCATTGATTGCATACTCAACACTTGTTGGATAACTAAGCGAAGTATTTGGCGAACTGCGAACAATCCACCAAGCAACAGCCTTCTGTCCTGCGTAACCAGTATGGTCAAAACAAACCCATTCTGAGGCAGTTTTCAAGATTCCAGAATAGTAGTCAACCCTAAGAGAGTCAGGCTTGCCCTCCTTCTTGTGGGTGTGGTACTCGACTTTTGTGATGTCGTGCCAAACCAAAATGTTCTTGGATTGCTCAGACAACAATGCCGCATAAGACAGAGAGGCATCCAAGACCTTGGGCTGTTCTTCCCTGATCGTGGCTCCACAGACTATGCAAGTCAATGCGGATGCCACATTGCGTTCACCACAATCTGGGCAAATACAAAATGGGGCTTCCTGATTGCTGGTCAGGCGTTTGGCTCTGCCGCCAATGGTGTCTACGGGGCCGAGCCTCGCAACTGTGTCGGTAAAGTCAAGCACCATGCAGTCTGTCTTGCCATCTGCAATGCGAGTGCCTCTGCCCATGCCTTGCACATACAGAACAGGGGACTGCGTTGGTCTGCACCAGATGATGCAATCCACATCTGGCACATCAAAGCCAGTTGACAAAGCCAAGACAGTCACCAAGCAACGCCTGGCAC